CGGCGACCCAGAAAGCCAACGTTACCTAGCTGATACATACTATAATCTTATTACAAAAGGTTGGGATCTATAGTGAAAGCTATAGCAATAGTTGCACATCCTGATGATTGTGTAATTTTTGCTTGGCCGTTTATTGAGGCGCATCCAGAATTTGAATGGCAAATATTTTATTTGACTTATACTTGCCAAGATCCTCGTGGGAAAGAAGTTCGAACTTATTGGGACAAAAGAAAAGTACATACACATTTCTTGGGATTTGAAGACGATTATCAAGACCAGCAAACAGGATCACTGACAAAATGGAACGGGGTACACGCAGCACTGCAAATATTTTCAGTAATTAACAGGCACTCCCCCGATCTTATACTGACACATAATTCAGACGGAGATTATGGACACATACATCATATACTAGTAAGTGGCGCCGTAACAAGTTTTGCAGTCAAGATACCAAAGGTTTACTTTGCTAGTACTTTCAATTATAATACAAAATACGAAGTAAAAGTACCCGTCTGTCTTAATGAACTTCCTTTGCACAAATCGGTGATAGAGGGATTCCAAGATAGAAACACAGGCCTGTACATAGTCACTGAGTCTGCACAACAACTATTAACACAATGAGAATATTAACACTAGATAACACAGCCTATTCAATGGATCAAATTCCAGATGAAATAGACGAAGTAAGATTTTGCGTATTAGATAATAGCGACCCTAAAGAACCTGATTATTTTTATATTCCGTTAATTTTCTTAGAGTCCTTTAACAGTCCTGCACTGGTACTGAGAATTGGCCCGCATACTGTGCGTATGCCTGTAGACTGGCAATTATTAATCGGTGAACCCGACTTTGGGGATCTAGAAGTTGTGCCTCTTACCAGTATCAATGACAGGGGGTTTAATGTGTTTACGTTTAACCCGCTTACTAGTTTCCGTCCTGAGTTTTTCCCGGTAGAAATTGTTGACATTTACCAAGATGTTAAATGGTATTTTCCTAAACTTAAACCGGGACAATTGTTGGCTATACCCCTGACAGAAGATCCAGAGCCGCCTTGTGCGTATTTTATTAAAGATATCAGTAGACAAAGCGAGGTTATAGATTATAGTAAGGTGTGGTAATGATCAAAAGCATAACTGAAGTCACAATATACGAAAGCCCCGATGGCGGAAAAACTGTTTACAGCAGAAAAAATGGTAGTACTATGCGACAATTACACAGCATAAGTTCAGACTTAGAAACCGAAATGGCACGTGTAGAGCGAGAAGCTCAGTGGATGGCTATACTTAAATTAAGTGAGCGTAGTCCTGCTTTACAAGAAGCTGTTGATCGTGCTATAATACTATACGAGTTGCAGAAAAGCGAAGGAGATGAACCCCCGATGTGGCATCCAGTATGAAGGAGTATCCCGAAGATGGACGCGGCGACCCATTGGATCATAGGGATATTCGTTCGAATTCGATATCTGCACAACATTGGTATAATATTAAACTGGCCGCCGAAACAAATCCTATACTGCAAGAAGCGTTAGATCGTGTAGTTGTACTTTATGAATTGGGAAAGAAATAATGAGCAACGATATCGAAAAAGTAGTACATAGCCGTAGGATACAACAAAAGAATAGACATATTGCTCGTCAGGTTCGTATTAGGCAAGCACATAAATTCGACATTCCCACTAAAGACGGGCTTATAGAGAAACCACATCGATATCATAAACTAAGTGGCGTAACGTGTGGTAATAGTAATTGTTTTATGTGCGGTAATCCTCGTAAGTTTTTCAATGAATCAACTATGCAGGAAAAACGACAAATGCAAGATGTAGAACAAATTCGTAATCGACACAGCAACGGAAAAATTACAGAAGATGAGTAATGATAAATTAGACATTAAAAATGAAATGACTATGTTTGACACCAAGCGTAGAGATTTCTATGACAGTTTAACCGATGAAGAAAAGAAAAAGTTTAGTCCGTATCTTATGATCCGCTGGGGCAGTAGTGTGGGTGGTAGCTCGGATTTACAAGCATATTATGTTATGAGTTGTAACGAACGACTAAACAAACATTTCTTTGATATTAATACCACACAACACAAAAAGCTACAGTGGTTGATGTCTACAACTGTTAGTCCGGGTATGGGAAAACAGTATCATCAGTGGATTGGATTAAAAAAGAAAGGATCTAAAGATAACAAATCGGCAAAATTTGTACGAGAACTTTATCCACATCTTAGAGAAGATGAAATCGAATTAATGTTGAAGCTAAATGACAAACAAGATCTTAAACGAATGGCAAGAGAACTCGGGTGGGATGATCAACGTATCAAATCCGGTTTATAAATGTCGGTATTGCAGTAAAGACTTTCGCAAAGAATCTACACTAACTGCACATTTATGCGAACCTAAGCGACGAGCACAGCAAGAAAAAGAAACGTGGGTGCAATTAGGTCTTAAAGCATATCTACGATTCTATGAAATTACACAAGGTAGTGCTCGATTAAAAAGCTACGAGGACTTTTCGATCAGTCCTTATTATAAAGCATTTGTTAAATTTGGTAGTTATTGTCAACAGATTCGTTGCATTAATTTTAGTAACTACTTGGACTGGCTTCTTAAAAATAATAAAAAAATAGACAACTGGTGCAGCGATAAGTTATACTCAGAATGGTTACCGGTGTACTTGCAGAAAGAAGCAGTACAAGATGCACTGGAGCGTAGTCTCAAAGAAATGCAAAACTATGCAGACGACAATCCTGAGCTTAAAAATGGATTCAATGATTATTTTCGATATGGTAACAGTAATCGCATATGCTATCATATCAGCACAGGGCGTATTAGTCCGTGGATAGTCTACAACTGTGACAGCGGTATTGCATTTTTAGATAGCTTGTCCGAAGAGCAAGTTGGTATTGTGTTACCTTGGATTAATCCAGATCATTGGCAGCGTAAATTTAAAGACTATGTAGCAGATGCTGAATGGGTTAAAGACATTTTAAAAAGTGCCGGGTTATGAAATTTAAAAGTGATATTGACATTGACTTTGGTGACCGTACTCGGGCACTAGATCTGCTTGATACTATTCCGGCTAGCATATTACGTGATGGAAAACTAGTTAAACATAACACAGGGGTGTATACAACTAATATCCCCGTAGATCCGTTTACCGGGCAAGCCAGTATAGATTATCACGATGCTGAGGATCGTGGGTATACTAAGCTAGATTTTTTAAATGTTTCTTTGTACACACAGATTGCCAACGAAGATCAATTGAACCAATTGATCTCCCAAGAACCTGAATGGGATAGATTGTATGATCCAGAGTTCTGTGCGCAGTTAATTCACATCGGTAATCATTACGATACCCTGATTAAAATGCCCGAAGCAGTTAACAGTATTCCCAGAATGTCTATGTTTTTAAGCGTAATCCGCCCAGCTAAACGACATTTGATTGGTAAACTCTGGACTGAGGTGGCCAATACTGTTTGGGACAAAGAAGATGAAGGGTATGCTTTTAAAAAGAGTCACGCAGTGGCATACGCACATCTTGTAGTGGTTAATATGAATTTACTAAGTGGAAAATGACTATTTTATTAAATTACTCGTCGAACGAGAGTAATTGATTTACGTTTACTGCGCTTGGTGGCCATTTCTTTAAGACTCACGTAAGGCCCCATTACAATTTGTACATCTTTGCTGTTCATAGTGCGCAAACATACTCTAAACACAGCCCAATCCATCTTAAGAAACACATTGATTGGGATAAGTCTATTGCTTTCCCACCACCAAGTTTCTCCAAGATTTAAGAACACTTTCTTAAGTTCATCGTCTTTTAACAGACCAAAATCGTAAATTGTAGTAATAATCTCATCTGAATTTTGAATGATGCCGATGTAATCGTTGCCACCGTAGGTAACGTGGCTTAGGTACGGGTATTGTGCTAGTAGTTGCTGGTAATGTTCTTCCACGGTATCCGATAAATATGTTATAAAGATGAGCAAAAATGATCACTGTTAAAACATATTTATATCCAAATCTTGCCGAGGTGCAGGTTTTTGACCCTGCAATATTTACAACAAGGAACCGCCAAGTGTATTCACGCCCAATTAAAGTCTATCAAGGCATAGATAATCCCATCCAGGTTATAGTACGTAACCAGGATCAGAAAAACGTTAACTTAACAGGATATACTGTTCAGGCCAGTATTCAAGATCCCACAAACCAAGTAACCATTGAAACTTATGCTGTTACTTTTGCTAATACTGCTATTGGACAAGGAACTTTTACACTGGACAAAGGTACCATCAACACACTAGAACAGCGTTTTTACAAGTTAACATTTAAAACTATAAAAACATCAGACAGTACAGAACAACCGGTTTACATTGATGACAATTATGGTGTTCCTTTGGACTTAGAAGTATTGCCGGCATACTGGGCAGAAGCAGCCTCACAAGATACTGAAGTTATTATTGATGGAGGTACACTATGACAGTATACGCTAACGTAGGCCACATACTATTAAAACGTGGTAATACTGTACAAAGTACCGCATATACAGGTCCCTTAGGTGAACTTACATATGACACTGATTTAAGAACTCTACGAGTACACGATGGCAGTACTGTAGGTGGTAATGTTATACTCATTAATCAAACAACATTAACTGCATATCAAACTTATGCCAATGCCAATGCAGCCACACAGGCCAATAGTATCAACACGATCAATGCCAATATTGGAAGTTTCTACACTTATGCCAATGCCAATGCAGCCACTCAGGCCACAAGTATTGCATCTGTTAATGCCAATGTAACCGCGTCCGATTCTGCAATTGGTTCTTTACGAGCAAATATTACGGCAGCCAACTCTGCAATACAGGCACTAAGTGCTAATATTGGCACATTGGTTGCAGGCGCCCCTGGTGCATTGGATACGCTATTAGAATTAGGAAATGCATTAGGTAACAGTAGTAGCTTTAGTTCAACCATGGTCGTTTGGTTGGGCAATATTACCAGTAATGTCACAGCAGCCAATAGTCGCATTACTACTCTTGATGCCAACTTGGGCACTGCTACAACAAACATCACAACATTGTTCTCCAATGCAACTACACAGGCTACCAGTATTGACACTATCACAGCCAACTTGGGTGCGTATCAGACTTATGGTAATTTAACTTTTAGTACAGTGGCCAATGCGGCCAGTCAAGCCTCAGACATCACAACATTGTATAGTAATGCGGCTACACAAGCTACAAGTATTGACACAATCAACGCAAACATCACAGCAGCCAACACAGCAATACAATCACTAAGTGCTAATATTGGTGCTTTGGTTGCCAATGCACCCGGTGCTTTAGATACGTTAGCAGAGATAGATGCTGCCTTGGGTAATAATGCTAGTTTTAGTAGTGTGATGGTAACTTGGTTAGGTAATATTACTACTAATGTTACCACGGCTAATACAAGTATCGACACCATCAATGCTAACTTAGGCGCATACCAAATTTATGCCAATGCTAATATTGGTACATTGTACAATGGTAACACTAGTACACAAGCTAACCTGGGTGCATATCAGACCTATGCTAATGCAAATGCCGCAAGCCAATCTACAAGCATCGCTACATTACAAACACAAGTGTATGCCAATGCCAATGTGGCCGCATACTTGCCAACATACACAGGTGATATTGCCGCCAACATTGTCAAGAATGGATACACTTGGACCTTTGGCACAGATGGTATTACAACATTGCCGGCAGGTGGCGTCATTACAGAAGGTGGTGGACTCACTGGTGCTATTCGATTAACGCCCGCAGGTGGTGCCAACGCTAACCAAGCATTGTTAATTTACCCAACCGCAGCAGCCGACGGTGATCATGTACACTTAACAGCAGGTGGTGGTTCAACTGAACTGTACCTGGGCAATGATTATCACTATGTCAAGTTAGTTGACGGCGGCAACATAGAACTACGAGCCACCACTGCAAATTTGTCTCCTCAGGCCTCCTGGACATTTGACACCGCTGGCAATATAGATGCCCGCCAAGCATTAGCAATAAAAGTTCCCAATGGTGTACCATCCAATGTTGCTGTCATCAACAGCACCACTGGCAGTTGGGAAGCTAATCCCAATCTCTCCTTGGCCACAACAGGCGGTACAGGAACTGGACTGACTGTGAATGTTGCAGACACTGGTGGATATGCCAGCACTATTGAAATAGCCACTGCCGGTACTGGATACACCAATGGTGATCTTATAACAGTCACAAGTGGCACATCAAATGCCACATTCACCATTGTCATTGCAAGCCGAAACAGTTGGCAGTTTGGTGGCACTGGTAATTTAACACTACCCGAAACAGGATACCTGCGAGTAGGCAGTGGCATTGTGGCTGGATTTATATCAAGCCCGGCTCCGATTATTTCTGGATTCAGTAGCATCAGTGCTGTGAATTTAGGTGCTAGTGGTAACGTGTTAGCTGGTGGGCAGGTCATTGCCAACGGAGTGATAGAATCTGGCGCAGGATTCAGCACAGGCGGATATTTAAGTGTTGATGGTAGTGCCGACTTACATAATACCACAGTAACTGGTAATATCAGTGCTACCGGCAACATCAATGCCAGTCAATACAACTTTGCCAATGGTGTAAACATCTTGAGCACAGTGGCAGGTACATATGGTAATGCCAATGTGGCCACATACTTGCCCACATACACAGGCAATATTGCTGCCAACATTGTCAAGAATGGCAATGTCTGGACTTTTGGCACAGATGGTACCACAACGTTCCCAACTAACATATCTCTTGGTTACAGCGGAAACGATGTTCAGTTTCCTAGAATTATTGCACCCTCTGGTAAAGCTGTTAGTCTGCAAGGACAAGGTAGCACTGGCTCTGCGGCATTGTCCTGGAGTGTGAATCCCGATGCGGATACTAAGTATGCGGCTGTAGGGGTCAGCCAAGGTGGTGGAGACAATCTTGCCAAAGTGATCTTAACGGCAGGCAATACAACCCCTACATTAAAAGTTTGGAAATTTGACGAGACTGGCACAACAACATTGCCAACGGTGCTCGCAGGGGATACCTCAATAGGTACTGCGTTTAATACAAACCCTCCGGGACATACTGTAACATTGAAACACAACGGAGGCGTGAGCGGTGGCAGCGGCGGCGAACTAAAATTTGATTACGGAAATGCTCAAATCAAAGTTGTTAAAGATGCTGGTACTACACAAACCTGGACTTTTGGCACAGATGGCACAACACAATTCCCAGGCTCAAAAATCTTGGCACCAGTTAGTGAAAGTATCACTATGCAGAGTGATCAATATTCACAGTTGATGTGGGAAAACGCTAATCTAACCGTGGCCCCAAATATGGCCATTAACTCAAACTTCTATGTATCACAAAACAATGCTACCTTGGATATTGCCAAACGCGATGGTAGTGGTACTCAAGTAACCAAATCGTGGTATTGGAATGCAGATGGTACCCTGACATTACCAACCGCTGGTCGAATAAATTTTGATTATCTTTCTATCAGCAGTGATGCCAATGTTTCTGCATTTTATGCTCCATCTGGAAATGTTCAACTTGCTG